AATGAATACCTGTGAATTTTGTGAAGAATTAACAGAAAATTTATATAGACCAGAAGATTTTAATGTTTTAATATGTGACGTTTGTTATTCAGAGCTACAAACACACTATACGCTAGAACTAGAAGGGGAGCAATAACAGTGGACTATTACGACGAACAGGATCACGCATGGGACAAACTCAGGGACGATCCTAAATGGCAATCTGAGCGAGATAAGCTTAGGGGTATGCTAGACTACCAATTGAGCTACAAAAGCCTTGAGAAGGGCGTACAGGAGCTTCTAGAGGCACATACAGACACTGAAGGGGTGAATAATGACTAACAACACGTACAAATACACACCAAACGCTGAACAGATGCGTTACGATCTAGTAGATCACCATTTGCACATGCTGGCGCTGTTTGAGTTACTCAGTATGGCTAGATCTAACCTAAACAAGGATTACCGCTTTAAATCAGACGATGAAATTAAAAGCGAGTGGTTACTAACATTTGGATATGAGGAATAATACCATGCGATGCAAAGCTTGCGATACGATACTAGATGATGTTGAACTAACACGGAAGGACTCTAACGGTGACTTTTTTGATTTATGCAATACTTGCTATAGTGTTTCTGTGGCTTCTCAATGGGAACTAGAGGACAGCGATGATGGCGGTAATATTTCACTAGAATCAGAGTTGACAGAAGGTGGTTTGTATGGTACAATATAATACTTAAGTAACTACTTAAGTTTAACTTTAGAAGTTAACTAAAGGGTTAAGTAAATGAGTATACTACTGTAGTTAACCTAAGTATTACTTAAGTTTACGATTTTAACAGGAGAAAAGGAGTATGTTTGATGATCTAGAGAATTTAACGGTTGACAAAAAGATAAAACCATGCGATAATAGTAGTAAGGATGGCACTCCGTCATCTGGTAAACCAAAACAGGGAAGCGAACCTATGTTTGAAGTAGTCGAAGGTGTAGTAAACTTTAGCAACATCACAAAACACGATGTCTATAATGGTCAAGACACTGGGCAGTTTAGTATGACTGTTACGATGTCCGAGGATGATGCTAACACAATGTCGTCACGAGGTATCAAAATCAAGGACTATCAAGGCGCTAAACAGCGTAAGTTTAGGTCTCGGTTTGATATTAAGGCGTTTGACGGTGAGGGTAATCCGTGGACGGGTGAGATCCCTTATAACTCTAAGGTGCGCCTTAAGTATAAGGTAGGTAATGAACATCCGGTACACGGTGTAGCCACTTACCTAGAAGCCGTAAAGGTGCTAGAGGTAGCTGATGCGCCTGACTCCGCTGATCTGGCTGAGTTTTAAACTGTGGCTGACTCCAAAGTCATATCACGGGAATCGTGTCCCGACTGTGGCTCCAAAGACAACGTAGCTGTATACGATAACGGAGGTAAGCACTGCTTTACTCCATCGTGTAGCTACCACATCTCTGGTGGAGGTTTCGAGGGGGTGTCGAAAGATGCCCCTGAGATTCCCTTTAGTAGTCACAAAGTAACCATAGGTGCGGCTGTGTCAGCCATACATAAGCGTTCTCTTTCGGAGAGCACCTGTAAAACGTTCGGCGTTACCGTTGAGTTTGACCAGCAAGGTAACATCGACAAACATTTCTACCCTTTTTACCACCCAGAAACAGGCGAACTAATTGCCTCTAAAGTACGCAACGTACCTAACAAGGCTTTTTACGCTACCGGCGACCTAGCATCTGCGGGTTTGTTTGGACAAAACATCTGTCGTGGGCGTGGTAAGTACATCACCATAACCGAGGGCGAGCTAGATGCGCTGAGTGTTTATGAGATGTTCGGCCAGAAGTTTGACGTAGTGAGCCTAAAGGCCGGTGCTTCAGCGGCTGAGAAAGAGATAAAAGCTAACCTAGAGTTTCTAGAGGGTTACGACAACATCGTACTGTGCTTTGATAACGACAAGGCCGGTAACTTAGCAGTAGAAAACGTAAAGGATATCTTTAGTCCCAATAAGCTCAAGATCTGTAAGCTACCGATGAAAGACGCTAGTGAAATGTTAGTCGGTAACAAGATCACAGAGTTTACTAAAGTGTGGTGGGACGCTAAAGTCTATCGACCAGACGGCATTGTAGCAGGGGAGGATACATGGGATGCGCTTGTCAACAAAAGAGCAGTTAAGTCTACACCATATCCGTGGGAGGGACTTAACACCATCACGAAAGGTCATCGGCCCTATGAACTTGTCACCATTACAAGTGGCTCTGGTATGGGAAAAAGCCAGTTCATCAGAGAACTCGAATACGATCTCCTACAGCGAACAGACGCAAACATTGGCGTACTTGCACTTGAAGAAGACGTACCCCGTACCACTCTGGGAATCATGTCGGTGGCAGCAAATAGACCACTACACTTGGAAGAAGACACTCCTGTCGATCAGCTTAGACCATACTGGGAATCAACTCTGGGAACAGGACGCTACTATCTATTCGACCACTGGGGGTCAACATCAACGGACAACCTACTCTCACGAGTGCGGTACATGGCGAAAGCTCTCGACTGCAAATACGTTATCCTTGACCACCTGTCAATCGTAGTAAGTGGACAAGAAAACGGAGACGAGCGTAAGGCTATTGACGAGATAATGACAAAGTTACGTACTCTGGTGGCAGAGACGGGCATCGGTCTATTCTTAGTCAGTCACCTAAAGCGCGTCACCGGTAAGGCTCACGAGGACGGGGGCAACATTAGCTTACAGGACTTGCGAGGTAGCCAGAGCATCGCTCAGCTATCGGACATAGTTATAGGCATGGAGCGTAACCAGCAACACGAGGATCTAGATGTCCGTAACACTACTTGTGTACGTATCCTAAAGAATCGCTACACTGGTCAGACTGGCCCAGCGTGTTGGTTACGTTACGAAACACAAACAGGACGTATGTTAGAAGTGCCAGCACCTAACTACGATACAAAAGAGGATGAGTTTTGAGTAACTACGTATACTTCGACCTAGAGTGCGATGGGCTTGATCCCAGCGTCATCTGGTGCGTTGTTTGTAAGTACAAAGAAACATCAACGGTGATCTGTAATGCTACTGACTTTATTGCGTACAAAACTTCGATGCCTAAAGCGACTTGGGTCGGACATAATGTCATCGGTTTCGATGTACCTGTCCTTGAGCGTCTCTGGGGTGTTGTTTTTGATAGAGAAACTGTTCTGGACACTTTGGTTCTTAGTCGCTTGGCTGATCCTAGTCGATCTGGTGGGCACTCCCTGAGAAACTGGGGCAACACCCTAGGATTTCCAAAGGGTGACCACAACGACTGGTCTCAGTTAAGTTCTGAGATGATAGACTACTGTATGCAGGACGTAGACGTAACAGAGGCTGTACACAAGCACCTTATGGGTGACTTAGATGGCTTCTCTGATGTGTCTATCGACCTAGAGCACCGTGTGTCTTGGATAATCAACGAACAACAACGCAACGGGTGGCTGCTAAACTTTCGTTATGCGTCTGAACTCATGGCTGAGATGCTTCAGCGTCAAAAGGAGATAGAGAACGAACTACAGGCCGTATTTCCCCCTATTGTTGAGGAGCGATGGAGTGAGAAGACAGGCAAAAGACTGAAAGACAAGGTTACTGTTTTTAACCCAGCATCACGCCAACAGGTCGCAGAGCGACTTTTGAGCAAGGGCGCTGTGTGGAACGATGTAACCCCTTCAGGTAGGCCGCAGGTCGATGAGAGTACGCTAAAGCCACTACAGCACATACCAGAGGCTGCATTGGTTCTGGAGTACCTTACGCTGCAAAAGAGAAGCTCTATGGTCAAGTCGTGGCTAGAACACGCAGACCCAGTGACAGACCGTGTTCACGGACGTGTAAACCCCTGTGGGGCAGTTACAGGCCGAATGACACACCAAAGCCCTAACATGGCTCAGATCACTGCTAGAGGCGTTTACGGAGCAGAGAGCCGTAGCTGCTGGATTGTACCTAAAGGCAAGAAGCTAGTCGGCTTCGATGCTTCAGGTCTAGAGCTTCGTATGCTTGCACACTACATGGGAGACGAGGAATACACAAATGAAATCCTTAATGGAGACATACACACCACAAATCAAACCGCTGCTGGACTTTCGGAACGATCTCAGGCAAAGACTTTCATCTACGCTTTCCTCTACGGAGCAGGAGACGCAAAAATTGGAAGCGTCGTGGGAGGATCTGCAAAAGATGGCCGTGCTCTTAAGCAACGTTTTCTTAGAAATACACCAGCTCTTGAGTATTTACGAGAGCGTGTTACTAGAGCGTGTTCAAGGGGACATCTTATCGGACTCGACGGTAGAAAGCTTTGGGTCAGATCAGAACATAGTGCACTGAATACACTACTACAGGCATCTGGTGCTGTTGTAATGAAGAAGGCTCTAGTTTTGTTAGACGATGCAGCTAAAGAGTTAGGCTTTGACTATAAGTTTTTAGGTAACATACATGACGAGATTCAAACAGAGGTTGATGAACAACAGGCAGAAGATTTCGGCAAGCTCGCGGTGTCTTGCATTGTCCAAGCAGGGCAACAGTTCGGACTCAGATGCCCACTTGACGGAGAATACAAAATTGGAGACAACTGGTCGGAGACCCACTGATGGAGCAGATAGAATTACTACTAGAGGACGACCACTATGACTTAGGTGGTGACAGTAAAGAATGTAGCAAGTGCAAGGAAATATTACCACTAGAGAGGTTTTCGAGAACTTCAGGAGGAAACTATTTAAGACCAGAGTGTAAGAAATGCAATAACGAACTAAGTAAGGTTAGAGAAGCACTAAAAAAGCAGTACGGTATGCCGTCTGAGGGTTACGTCTGTCCCATCTGTGAGGGGGATGAAGAGGCTGTCAAAGGGCGAGGAAACACAAAAAACGGATCTTGGGTGTTAGACCATTGCCACGAGACAGAGGCTTTCAGGGGCTGGTTGTGCCACAAATGCAACAGGTCTTTAGGGGGTTTTGATGACGACACATCTATGCTCGGTAGAGCCATAAAATACTTAGAGGACAACCGATGAGTAAATCAGTGTACAACCTAGTTCCAGATATATACGATCTGGTTAAAACAAAACAGACACCCGATGGTGTTGATCTGGAAGCTGCTATAGACGCTTTCGGTGAGAACGTAAAGGAGCTAATGAGAAAGGAGTTTGGTCGTGAGAAGTCTAGTGACGGACGTACACTTCGCATGTCTAATATTGGTCGTGACGACCGTTATCTCTGGAATGTTGTAAACAAAAAGGAACACGGCGAAGAGATAGAAGGTCACACCTACGTTAAATTCTTATACGGCCACCTTATCGAAGAACTACTATTGTTCTTAACTAAGGCCGCAGGACACGAGGTAACAGATGAGCAAAAGAAAGTCAACGTCAGAGGTATTACTGGTTCTATGGACTGTAAAATTGACGGTGTTGTCACTGACGTTAAGAGTGTTTCAACTTTTGGGTTTAAGAAATTCAAAGACGGCTCGCTCGCTTATGATGACCCGTTTGGTTATGTTGGGCAAATTAAGGGCTACGCTCACGCTGAAGGAGACACGAAGTTTGGCTGGCTTGCTATGGACAAACAAAACGGACACCTCACCTACTTACTTTACGACACGGAAGATACGCAAGCACCGGTATACGATCTAATCAGCTACGACATAGAGGAGCGCATTGAACACGTAAAAAAGCTAGTGGAGCTACCCGACCCACCAGACGTTTGCTACGAGCCTATTCCAGATGGCAAGAGTGGCAACCAGAAACTCGCCGTCGGATGCTCCTACTGTTCTTACAAAAAGGTCTGCTGGCCTTCGGTTCGCGCCTTCGCTTACTCATACGGCCCAAGGTACTTAACAGAGGTCATTAATGAGCCTAAAGTTATGGAGATACCACTAAAGGAGATATGATTTGGCTAAACGGAAGAAAGTACCTAAAGGTTTCAGGAGTACATTTGAGTATGACGTTGCACAAGAGCTACAACCACACGGTTTTAACTACGAACCTTTCCAAATACCGTACACAGTACCTAGAAAGTACACCCCAGACTTCGTGTATCAAGGAGACACCACCTACCACATCGAATGCAAAGGTTACTTCAGGGCAGGAGATACTCAGAAGTATAAAGCAATCTCTAGCTCACTCTCGTGGACGGAGGAGCTTGTATTTATCCTGATGAAACCTGACCAAAAAGTGAGTAAAACTACCAAACTTACTATGGCTCAATGGTGTGACAAATACAACATAAAATGGTATACTATAGAGACTCTACAGGAGCTTATTAATTATGTCTCTGACACTTGAAGAACTTAAGGAAAAACTAATGGATAACTATGACCCAGACGACCTGCTAGAGTTTTTAGAGCTATCATCAGAAGAAATTTTAGACAGGTTTGAGGATAAAGTTATCAAACGTTTTGAACAATTAGAGCAAGAGTTTTTAGAGGAGGAGGACGAGTATGGGTACTAAGTGTGACCGCAACGTAAACTCAATAGATGACGCTACGCCAGAAGAGTGGGATAAGAACCGCAAAGGTTACTGGACTAAACAGGGAGGACTAGAGCCAGTCAGCGCAGTAGATCCTGTTACACGCCCTAAGCACTACAACACAGGAGATATTGAGTGCATCGACGCTATCAAAGCATCAATGGAACCTACGCAGTTCAAGGGGTAT